ATATGGCTGCATTGCGAGGTTGAATGATGAGGCAGACCAAGCTGACCAAGGCCGCGCGTGGCCGCGAGTGCCAAGTGCGTATCCCAGGCGTGTGCAACGGTAACCCCGAAACTACTGTCTTGGCGCACTACCGTCTGGCGGGTACCTGTGGCATCGGTAAAAAGCCGCACGACATGCAGGGCGCCTGGTGCTGCAGCGCGTGCCATGACGCTTGCGACGGTCGCAGCAAGGCCGTAGATCGCAAAACAGCCCGGCAGTATCACGCCGAGGGCGTCATGCGCACCCAGGCGCTGTTGCTCATAGAGGGGGTGCTGATCGCATGAAGACGGCAACCATGTCTGCGTTCAATCCCAAGAAGCCCAGGGCCAAGCGCGTAGATCGCGAGGGCAGCGAGCAGGCCACCCTGATGACCGAGATCAAGCTGCGCTATCCAGAGGTGTACGCGAATCTCCATCACACCCCGAATGGTGGCCATCGCAGCTGGGCCGAAGCCAAGCGGCTCAAGGCCCAAGGCACCAAGCCTGGCATTCCCGATCTGCAGCTGACGCTGGCCCGCGGCGGATATTTCGGCCTGTTCATCGAGTTCAAAGCCACCGTTGAGCCGGCACCTGTCTCGCCTGAGCAGTACGCCTGCATCGAGCGGCTGACCCGCGAGGGTTACCTGGCGGTGGTTTGCTACGGCCATTTCGACGCCATGGAGTGCTTGCGAGCCTACATGGCCCTGCCCAAAACCGAGGTAGTGCAATGACCAACACCGCTGCTGTGAAGATCAGCGATTCAGAGATCCGCCGGCAGGCCGCCGGGTCGGCGCGAGACTTGCGCAGCCTGGCCAGCAAAGGCCTGTATTTCCGGTTTCATCGGTCCCGCGATCGAGGTTCCTGGTACCTAGTCATCAAGGGCAAATGGCACCGGATCGGCTTATACCCAGAGCTGAGTGCCGCCAAGGTGGCCGCTGCGCTGCCGGATATCCGCCTGCGCCTGGAAGCGGGCGAGGGGTCTAGCCTGTCGAGCTGGGTACTGACCGGTGAATTGCTGACCTGGTTCGCTGAGCGCATGGCCCGGGACCGCAACCTGTCTGGCAAACGCAAGAGCACGGCGGCGTCGGCCATCAAGCAGCACCTGGTGCCGCGCCTCGGGCAGGTGCCACTGGCCCAGGTCGACAAGGCGCTGCTCGACCGGGAGCTGATGTGGCCGCTGCAAGAGAGCCTCTCCATCGACTACGTGCGGTTGGTCTTCCAGCTGCTGGCCCTGGCCTTCCGGCAAGCCTTCAAACTGGGCCTGATCAGCTCCAATCCCATGGCTGGCATCCGCTTCGGAGACTTCTCGAAGGCCAAGGTCACGGTCAAGCCATCGCGTCTGCGTGGTGTGCACCTTGAGGATCTCATGAGCCGTATGAAGACCGCTCTGGCCAACCGGCCACAGCATGGCGTGCTGGCCCTGATGATGCTGTGCCACGGCACGCGGCTGGGCGAAACCCGCCTGGCCCGCTGGAGCCTCATTAGCCTGGCCGAGCGTGAGTGGTACATCCCGGCCGAGCACACCAAGACCGGCGTGCAGCACCGTCTGCCCCTGACCGACCAAGTGCGGTTCCTGCTGATGGCCTATCGCGAAATCCAGCGTAATCAGGGCTATGACGGCGAGTTCGTTTTCCCTGGTCGCCAGGGCAAGGCCATGAGCGAAGCCAAGGCATCGGCAGTCTTCACCGTCATGGGGCAGGGTGAGTGGACAAGCCACGACCTCCGCAAACTGGCCCGCACAGGTTGGGCTGACCTGGGCGTTGACCACCTGGTGGGAGAGCTGCTGATCAATCACGCCATGGGCCACAACGTGAAGGTGTACATCCAGTCCGACATCATGGCCCGCAAGCGTGAGGCGCTGGAGAAGTGGCATGCACTCCTTGATCAGAAGGGTTTCAAGTCGGTTCACGGCTTGACCGGCGATAGATCGACGGATTCAGGGATTCTCTCGCGGGCCGCAGAGCGTGCGGGCTTCGGGGCACTTCCGGTATCCACCATAAGCGAGGATTCAAAACGATGAAAAGGAGCCACGGCCCGGCCTTCAGGAAGGCGGTGATCGAGTTGGCTCAATGCTCGGCCTGCCGTGGGAAGGCGGTTGTCACAGGAGTATTTCACGACCTGCCGTGCGGCCAGTGCAACGCCTCAGGCTGGGTAGCGGCCGGTACCGGCGAAGCCCTGGACCTGCCCGAGTTGGTGACCCAGCTCAGCATGAGGTTGCAGGCCGCACTGCGGAAGATCGAGCAGATGAAGAACGCTCCGGCCCCTGGGCCAGAGGCGCAGTACCAGACCAATAACCGCCGCGGCGCCGGCGGCACGAACTACACCGGGGATTGAGAGCGAATGAAGAAACGAACCTATACCGACAAGCCTCTAGGCGACACCGAGTACATGCTCGAGCAGTGGGGCTGGTGGCGAATGGAGGGTATGGGCGTGCCGCGCTATGTTTCGCCCCTGTTCGCACTGATGCGTGACAACGTCCCCTCGGTTGGCGGTGCCAAGCAATACGTCATCACCGATGAGCTCGCTCTTGCAGTCGACGGTGCGCTGGCTCGCCTTACCAATCGCGACCAGCAGATGGGCGATTTCCTGTGGCTCTACTTCGGTGCCAAGTGGCCAATGGTGCGCGTCGGGGAGCACGCGCGCATGTCCGAGCGCTCGGCCCGAGAGGTGATCAAGCAAGGGGTGGCCTGGATCGACTGCGCACTGGAACAAATTCGGTGCGTCGCATGAAAACTGCTTTCCGGCCGGATAAACACCTGTTTTCATAGCAGCGTGTCCAGCTTGAACAGAGCGACACAACAGAACCCCGGCCTATGAGCCGGGGTTTTTATTTACCCGCATATCATGGCAATCTGCTGACTCCCATTTGTTGAGAGATGGATTTCCATGACACGATTCGAAGAGTTGCAAAACGCCTATACCCAAGCGTCTGAAGCACGTAAAGCCTACTGGGCGGACGTGATGAACGCCGCTCAGATGCTGGCTAAAGAGTTTTCCGAGTACCTTGGCGTCTCTCCCGATTACAGAGTGCCTTTGATTAATTACGCACCTGCACCTGCGGTATCAATTGGTTGGTTCAACCAGCTACATCAATTTGAGCATCGACCATTCTACAACTTGCCAAAGGAAGGAGACTCCTTGCGATTTGTGTTGAGGCTTGTATTCGGCACCGATGGGTCTGGAGAGATACCGATCGAAAAGCTGACCAACCTGTCGCTAAAAAAAGGCGAAGAGCCTGGAGTGTATGTAGTAAAGATTCACGACGACTTTGAGGATCCAAGCTACTCTGGTCCGTCTTTCCAGACTCTATTCGAAGTTATTATCAAAACAGCTTTAGATAAAATGGTCCCTTCTAAGTAATACAGGCCCACCACACAGGTGGGCTTTTCATTTTGGAGCATCCGATGGACCCGACCGACCTCGGCCCAGGCACAGCCACCTGGCTGGGCGGTACGGGCGTGACCCTCTTCGGCGCTTTCCTGTGGCTGCGCAAATTCCTGTCAAAGGACGCTGCCGATCGGGCAATGGACAATGCCGATATCGGCACAGTCCGCCGCTTGAACGAGCTGCTCGATTCCGAGCGCGAGGCCCGCAAATTGGCTGAGGCCCGAGCCGATCAGTTCGCTAAGGAACGCAACGACCTGGCCGCCACGGTCGGCCGCATGGAGGGCAAGATCGAAGCGCTCACCAGTCAGGTGGGTCAGCTCACTGACCGCGTGACGATGCAAAGCGAAGAGATCGCCCGCCTTCGTACCAAGCTCGGGAGTATGTCGTGATGGACAGATGCGCATTGGAATTCATCGCACGTCGCTGGTGGCGCCGCGTCGAGGTGTGGGCCATTGCTCTGCTGCTGGTTATCGGTGGTGGGTTCGGTGGTTACCAGCTTGCTCAATGGGCACTGGCCCGCAACTACCTTGAGCAGGTCGCCGAGATCCGCGCCGCCTACGACGAAGCCAGCCAGCAGCGTGATCAGCGGCTGGACGAATTGGCCAGGCAGACCGGCAGCGCCGCCGCTAAGGCTTCGAAGGCGGCCACCACGGCCACCCAGGCTGCCGACAAGGCAGACGAAGCCCTCAATCGAGTGCAGAGCGAGGAACGACCGTGATCCAGCTGACCAGCACCAACGGCAACACTCACTACCTGGCGCCTGCTGCTATCGCTCGTGTGAGCGAGGCCAGTGCCAGCTCCCAGTGGCACGGCATCTGCGCCATCGTCCAGACTTTCGATGGCCAGACGCTTGAGGTGCGTGAGCGCGCTACCGATATCGCCAGCCAAGTTGGTATGCGCCGTGAGGGGTGAGAGGTGGCCAGAACACGATTGCCGCACACACCCTGCAAGCTCTACGTAGACGGCGCCGATGGCATCGCGGTTGGCGACTACATCACCACTGCTGCCGGTTCTGCCTACCTGGTGCAGACGCTGCGGGTCAGTCGCACCCGGGCAGAGCGCAAGCACATGGACTGCCTGCGCTGGCCTATCGCTGAGGTGCCGGCTGATGCACGGTGCTATCAACTGATCTGGTACAAGAGATGAGGAGCGCCGGCCATGGCCAAGGTTCACGTAACGATCGTCAGCCGCCAACGCTGGTGGCTGAAGTACTACCTAGCTGGAGTCTTGGGTGTGTCTCACCTAACTGGGTGTGATCCCGACTCAGCGCGTGTACGGAACTGGATTGAGCGCGGCATTGTGATCGAGGTGCATTGATGGCCAGGCTCAGGACAGTTGGCAATAGACTCCAGACTATCGCGCCCGAGCGGGTCAAGGTGATTACACCGGGCAGTTGGCGCTGCGGTAAGACCAGTGCGCAGCGGGGGTATGACTACCGCTGGCAGAAGGCGCGAGAGCGATATCTCGAAGAGCATCCGCTGTGCGTCTACTGCGAGAAGAACGGCCGCACGACTGCCGCCCGTATCGTCGACCACGTCGTGCCGCACCGAGGCGACATGGTTCTCTTCTGGGATCAGGCCAACTGGCAAAGCCTCTGCAAACTTTGCCACGACTCCGTCAAGCAGGCTGAGGAGGCAGCGGGGCTGGGTAGCTGACACGTCAGCAGATCACCTGATACACGCCAGGCGGAACAGAGGCATGCCAAAGACGTGCTACAAATGGGGTAGGGGGTCAAAAGCTAGGTATTCTCATCTAGCTAGACCGCTCCCGACCCCACGTACAGATTTTTTTCCCCCACAGGATTTTTGTTAAATGGCTTTAACATCCCGCAAGCGTGCTTTCATCGCCGCGCTGAGGGAAGGTGCGTCCAATCGGGACGCTGCTGTGGCCGCTGGCTACTCCGAGCGCACAGCGTCTGCGGCGGGCTCTCGGCTGGTCAAGGACAAGGACGTGGCGGCCGAACTGATGAAGCTGCGTGCCCTGGGGCTGATGCCTGCAGATGTTAAAGGCGATGTTAAACCGGATGTTAAAGCCAGGCCCGCCGCCAAGGCTGTCAAAGAGGCTGAGCCGGGCCCGGAAGGGGCACCGGAATCCGAGGAGCAAGCAGAGCCGGAACCTGCCGGCTTCGACCTG